GATAAGGTTGAAAGTTTAACAAAAAAGGAGGGTTAGTAAATGGCTGTTCCTTCAACAAATGTTGGGCTATCAGATATCCAAACTACTTTTGGTGGATCTAATCCAATTCAAATTTCAGAATATTATTCAGGTGGACCTTTAGTTAATGCTTCTACGCCTGCTCCTAATGGACCTATTCCAAGTTCAGGACAAATTTCAATAGGTCAATTTAGAGCATCTGCAGCAGTTATACCTCTAGACTACTTAGTTGTAGCTGGCGGTGGAGGTGCTGGTGGAATGGGTGGCGGCGGAGCTGGAGGTCATAGAACTTCTTATTCAGCACCAGCAAGTCCTATGGTTTTAGCCGCAGGATCATTTCCTGTCACAGTTGGAGGCGGTGGAGGAGGAACTGGTGGTTCTTCAAACTCACAAGGCGGAACTGGTGGAAATTCAAGTTTTAATGGTATAACATCCGCAGGTGGTGGCGGAGGTGGTTCTGCAGCTTCTGTTGCAGGAGCTTCTGGTGGATCAGGTGGTGGTGGTGGAATGACTAACGGACCTGGTGCAAATATTGCAGGTGGATCCGGAAACAGTCCTCCAGTAAGTCCATCACAAGGAAATCCTGGTGGAACTGGAAGAAGATTAGCCGGCGGTGGCGGCGGTGGAGCAAGTGGCGGCGGATCAAATTCTAATCCCAATAACGGCGGACCAGGTGGAGGAGGTACTGCAAGCACAATTACAGGAACACCCACTACAAAATCTGGCGGCGGAGGTGGAACAGGTTGGTCAAACGGTGGATCTGGTGGATCTGGCGGTGGTGGAAATGGAGCAAATAATGTTGGTAACGGTGGTAATAGCGGATCGACTAACAGTGGCGGTGGCGGTGGCGGAAACTGGGACTCAGGTGGTAAATCAGGTGGTTCTGGACAAGTTATAATACGTGTACCTAATTCAGCAGGTGTATCTGTTTCTCCAGGAAGTAATTCAGTTTCAACTACAGGAAGTGATAGAGTAGCAACATTTAATACATCAGGAACACTAACATTAAGTTAATATTATGGCACATTTTGCAGAACTAGATAACAACAATAAAGTTTTAAGAGTATTAGTATTTGATAATGCTGATGTTGATGCTAATGGTGGGGATCAATCAGAAACAGCAGCTACTTTTTGTGAAACAATAGTTCCTTTTTCAACGGAGGGTGTTAAATGGGTGCAGACTTCTTATAATAATAATTTTAGAAAACAATATGCTGGTATGGGTTTTATCTATGACCCAACAAAAGATAAATTTATTGCACCTCAAGAATATCCATCATGGACATTAGATGTTAATGATGATTGGCAAGCACCAATAACTTATCCAACAATTGTAGATGATGGACAAGATCCAATTACATTTACTTATATAATATATTGGAACGAGGATATTTACCAGACTGATAATACTAAAGGTTGGGAAGCCCATAAATATGACGGCACTGAACATAGTGAAGTCTATGAATGGAATGGAACAACTTGGGTGTCTCAATAAATTATAATATTTATTATTTACTTTTGTTTTAAATTAAGGTATTCTGCAAATCGAAAGTTATATGCAGTTATTTAATTATTATCATTATTTTAAGTCAGTAATTCCAGAACGTATTTGTGATGACATTGTTCGCTATGGTCATCAGATTCAAGACACAATAGCTATTACCGGTGGTTTTGATAATAAAAAAAAATTAAATAAAAAAGAAATTAAAGATTTAAAAAAAACAAGAAACTCAAATGTTGTTTGGATGAACGATACTTGGATTTATAAGGAAATACATCCTTACATAAATGCTGCAAACAGGGATTCAGGATGGAATTTTGATTGGGATTTTTCTGAAGAATGTCAGTTTACAAAATATAAAAAAGATCAGTATTATGATTGGCATTGTGATAGCTGGGACAAACCCTATGATAAACCAGACACACCTTCACATGGTAAAATTAGAAAACTATCAGTAACAGTATCTTTATCGGATCCAAAAGATTATAAAGGCGGTGAATTAGAATTTGATTTTAGAAATAATACACCAGATAAAAAACCTAACATACGTAAATGCACTGAAATATTACCTAAAGGATCTCTAGTTGTTTTTCCTTCTTTTGTGTGGCATAGAATATGTCCAGTTAAAAGTGGAGAAAGAAATAGTTTAGTTATTTGGAATTTAGGGTACCCATTTAAATAAAGGAGAAAAATGTCGTTTAAAAAAAATAAATATACTGTATTAAAAAAAATAATCTCACCCGAGTTATCAGGGTTTATATATCAATATTTTTTAAATAAAAGATCTGTTGCAAAATATTTATTTGATAAAAAATATATTTCACCTTTTACAGAATATTTTGGTATATGGCATGATCAACAAGTCCCAAACACTTATTCACATTATAGTGACATTGCAATGGAAACCTTATTACAACAAGTTAAACCTACTATGGAAAAACATACTGGATTAAAATTAAGTGAAACCTATTCCTATGCAAGAATTTATAAAAACGGAGATGTCCTATCTCGACACAAGGATAGATACTCATGTGAGATATCTACTACGTTGAATCTAGGTGGTGAGTTATGGCCAATTTATTTAGACCCAACAGGTAATACAGGTAGAGCAGGTATTGAAATTAACTTGGAGCCTGGAGACATGTTAATATATTCTGGTTGTGATTTAGAACACTGGCGAGAAGAATTTAAAGGTAAAAACTGTGCTCAAGTATTTTTACATTATAACAAATCTAGTTCTAAAACAGCTAAAGAAAATTATTTAGATAAACGACCTTTACTGGGTTTACCACCTGTTTTTAAAAAATGTTAAAAGAACATAACTTAAATAAAAACAATAATTTTATTGAAGGCTATTATATATCCGATCTTTCTATTTGTGATAATTTAATAAATTTATTTGAAAAATCTAATAATAAAAAACCAGGAGAATCAGGTAAACAAGTAATTAATAGGAAAGTAAAAGATAGTACAGATGTTAGTTTACATAAAAATAATATTGCGTATGATCAAAATTTAAATTCTTACTTTACAGAATTAAATAAATGTCTAGAAATGTATAAAAAAAAATATAAATTTTGTGACAAGTATGGATTTTTTGGTTTAAATGAAGATTTCAATATTCAGAAATATACATCATCCCAAGCTTATTATGCTTGGCATTGTGAAAAAGCAGATTTAAAAGTAAGCGACAGGCATTTAGTTTTTATGACCTATCTTAATAATGTTAAAGAAGGGGGTGAAACAGAATGGTATCATCAAAAATTAAAAGTAAAACCAGAAAAAGGTTTAACAGTTATATGGCCAAGTGAATGGGTTTTTACACATAGAGGTAGAAAAGCAGTAAAAGGAAATAAGTATATTATTACTGGGTGGTATGGGTTTAAATAAAATCCAAAGATTTTCTAATGAGTGTTTAGAAGACATTACTTATCCAGATAAACCGACATCATGGCATGTTCAGGGAAGGTTAAAAAACAGATCCAACCAAGAATTTAAATTTGACGTAGGGCTAATGTTCAACATGCCTGGTAACGAGCTAGGTAAAAAAGGAAATATAGCAAGTAGAGCAGATAAGATGGTATTTGAAGAACCAAACAAATGGATTATAATTGATTTAGAAGAGCTACATAAGCATTTAAAAGAAAAAAAACTACAAAAAGTCTATTTACAGGATTTGATATCCGAACTAGAATGGAATATAGTACTACCAAAATAATAAAAAGCATATACAATGAGGAACTATGCTACAAAAATTAGGTTTTGCTCCAGGATTCAATAAACAAGTTACCGAAACAGGTGCCGAAGGGCAGTGGTTTGATGGTGATAATGTTCGTTTTAGGTATGGTACACCTGAAAAAATAGGTGGTTGGAGTCAATTAGGTAGCAGTAAACTTACTGGTGCAACTAGACAAATTCATCATTGGGAAAATAACAATAGTACGAAGTACTCTGCAATAGGTACTAATAGTATTTTATATGTTTTTGTAAACGGTGTTTATTATGACATTCACCCAATTAGAGAAACTTTAACAGGCACTAATTTTACAAGCACAGCTAGTTCGCCAATAATCACTATAACATGCACCGGAGCTCACGGGTTGTTAGAAAACGATGTTGTTTTATTTGATAGCGTTAGCGGTCTATCGGGATCTACTTTTTCAAATGCTACGTTTGAAGATAATAAATTTATGGTTACCTCAGTCCCCTCTTCCACTACTTTTAATATCACTATGGATGTAGTAGAGTCGGGAACACCTGTAACTAACGCAGGTTCTGCGTCTGTTCTTTGTTACTATAGCGTTGGTCCTTCGGGACAAGTAGCTGGTTTTGGTTGGGGTGCAGGAAAGTATAGTGGTACAGTAAGTAGTCCAGCGACTTCTACACTGGCCACAGCTTTAACAGACACAACCACAACTAACATTGTTCTTGCTAGCTCAAACTCGTTTCCGGCATCGGGGACAATAAGAATAGGAACAGAGGACATATCGTACACAGCCAATAATACAGGAACAAATACTTTAAGCGGTGGAGCTAGAGGAGTCAATGGCACAACAAAAGCCACACACTCATCAAGTGCGGCAGTCACAGATATAACACAATTTACTGCATGGGGTGAAGAAACTTCATCTTCAGATTTTACAATTAATCCTGGTTTATGGGTTCTTGATAATTATGGTCAAAAACTTATTGCACTAATTTATAACGGCAAATGTTTTGAATGGGATGGGGCACCTTCGAATGCGGTTAATACTAGAGCAACGGTTATTCCAAATGCACCAACAGCGTCACGCCATGTTTTAGTATCTACTCCAGACAGACACTTAGTATTCTTTGGTACTGAAACCAGTGTTGGAGATCCTTTAACTCAAGACGATATGTTTATTAGATTTTCTGATCAAGAGAATATAGATCAATCTGATTCTTATACAGTGAGAGCTGAAAATACAGCAGGCACACAAAGACTTTCGGATGGCTCAAGGATAATGGGAGCTATTAAAGGGAGAGATGCTATCTATGTTTGGACTGATACAGCACTGTTTTTAATGCAGTTTGTAGGCCAACCGTTTACATTTGCTTTTTCACAGGTAGGGACTAACTGCGGTCTTTTAGGTAAGAATGCATGTAGAGAAGTTGATGGATCTGTTTATTGGATGTCTGAAAATGGTTTCTTTTCTTACGATGGTCAGTTAAAAACATTGCCTTGTTTGGTAGAAGATTTTGTTTATTCTACTAATGCAGGACTGGGAATCAACACTGTAGCAAGAGATTTAGTTAACTGTGGTTTAAATAATTTATACGGAGAAATAAATTGGTTCTATTGTAGTGCCTCTTCTTCCGTTGTTGACAGAGTTGTGACTTTTAATTACTTGGATTCAACTAGAGAAAGACCTGTATGGACTATCGGTAGTCTGGCGAGAACCGCCTGGCAGGATTCTTCTATTTTCAGTAAACCCCATGCATCACTTTATGACCCTGATGATAACAATTCTTACGATGTCACTGGTAATACACAAGGACTTACAGTATACTATGAACAGGAAACAGGGACTGACCAAGTTAATTATGGTGGAGTTACAACTGCTTTAATAGGTACTATTACTTCAGGTGCTTTTGATATAACGCAGCGTAGAAGCAACACGGGCCAAGTTGTAGGGACACCGGACCTTAGAGGAGATGGAGAATTTATAATGAGGATCAGTAGGTTTATACCAGATTTTATTGAACAAACAGGGACGACTGCAGTTAATTTTAAAACAAGAATTTATCCAAACAGTACAACAGTTTCTAATAATTTTACTTGTGATTCTACTACAACTTTTAAAAGCACCAGAGTAAGAGCTAGAGAAGTTGAATTACAAATTGCTAACACAACCTCAGGTGAGAACTGGAAACTTGGAACATTTAGATTAGACATAAGTCCAGGAGGAAGAAGATAATGGCAACAGATGCAGAGATAAGAGCTAGAGGTTTACTATATGTCCCTAAACAAAAATATTTACAGAATCCATATGAATTACCACCAGAAGAAACACCTGTAAGTGAGGGTATAGTAAATACTAATGCTTTTAATAATAATGCAGGTGGTGGTTTTTATACTGATGATAATAGAATAACAAATCAAAACTATAATCCTAATCCTCTACAAGACGCTAGATTTAGTAATGAAATGTCTTTTGTTGGAGCACCAAAAACAGATGCTAATGGTAGAAACCCAGGTCAAGTTGGTTATGATCCATCCACAGCAGGTGTAAGTTACAACACACGTACAGAAGCCATGAAAAACATGGAGATGAATAATAAAAATAATTATTATGGATTAGATGAACCAGAACAATCAAAATTTCAACAGTTTGTAAGGAATGCTCCAATACTTGGTACAGGAATTAAAGCAGTAGAGCTTGGAGGAAAATTTTTATCTAAGATTCTTCCAACTAGTAGACGATCATATCTGGAAAATGAATTAAGTAATCAGGGTGTATTTGTAGATGACATTGGTAGAATTGTTCAAGGGAAAGGTGATTATAATACGGCACAGAATGTTATGGCAAATTACAATGCAAGTAACATAACTCAGGAGACACTTGATAAAAGAATAAAAATGATTAACGACACAATAAAACGTAAGACTAAATCATATGATATTAAAGGTAAAGATTATACAACTACAAAATCATTTGAGGATTTAACAAAAAGAATAGGGGCTCTTAATGAGTATGGAGATATAAATAATATAGTTAACAAAGACGCAGATTTTATTAAAAAAAATCCAAAAGAGGAAGAAGAATTTAAATTTTTTGATGACAATATTATAACAAGATTTTTAAAAAAGAAAAAATCTTCTAATACCACTACTGGTACTGATACTACTGGTGACAATGATGGTGCAACTACTGGTAGTGCAACTACTGATGGTGGAGCTGGACAGGGTATAGATATAAGTGGTGCAGGTACTATACGTAGTAGCGATAATAATTTTCAAGGCGATTCAGGACCGACTACTCAACAAGAATCTGATTATGGTTATGGGTCTGATTTTGGTTTTGCTAAAGGTGGTAGAGCCGGATACTTCTTTGGCGGTAGAGTAAACTATAAAGCAGGTGGTAGAACAGATGCTGGTCCAAATAGAACTACTGCTAGTAAAGTAGGTGTAGGACAAATAAATGAATCAGGACAAAAAGTATCTGGTGGAAATTTTAATAATAATGATAATGATGGCGCAAGTGATAACCCACCAGTGACAGTGGTTAATGATAACCCTATAGATATTTCAACTGTAACAAAATCAGTAGGTGATTATAATATACCTTATGGTGTTGAAGCATTAATGGCAGATAAAGGAAAATTTAAAGCAGTTATAAATCCTGACGAAATATTAGATAAAAATATAGGTGCTGAGTTTACATATGATAAGGGACCTTTTAGTATAGGTGCTTATGCAGACATGGATGGAGATAAATCTCTTAATGCTAATTACACTAGAAACAACTCTAATTACAGTTTTGATTTAAACGATGGTGGTGGACAACTTAAATTTACTAGAACATTTGCAAACGGAGGCTTAGCAAGTATTTTATAATGGCAAAAATTGTACAATCATTAACTAGAGCGTCTAAAGAATACGAACAAAGAAACATTCAATCCTTGGTCAGAGATTTAGATTCAATAATAGTAAAACTAAATACTTCTTTTCAGGAAGAAGTAAAACAGGAGATAGAAGCTAAGAGTTTCTTTATGGAATAATGGCAGTAGTAAACCAATACAAATTTAAAGGTATAGATAACGATACAACAGGAAATGCTTTAGTTCCTTTAGGAGCAGGTAATCCTTTGGTGAATGAAACTATAATTATTAAATCTTTGCTTGTTACATCCGCTGGTACACCTAGTGTGACCGTAACCAATAACAGTATTACAGCTATTAAATCAGCAGCACTTACAGCTAATGTCACAACAGAATTATTAACCCAACCATTAATAGTAGAAGGCGGCAGTGCTTTTACAGTACAGTCAAGTAACACAGATTCATTTGACATAGCCATTAGCTACTTAAACATTAAAAAGGAGAAAATAGACTAATGAAAGTATATAACGCAAAGGTAGAAGAAACTTACAGACACCTTGAGACTGGTGAGATTTTTAAGGAAAGAAAAGACTGGGTAGCCAAGGGTTATAAGGCAGAAGAGATGGCACAGGACGTGAAAGTTATCATGCCGGCTCTTGATTTGTTTAGTAAAACAAAGTAAAACAGATAGACTAAGGATAAATTTATGGCAATTTCAAGAATGCAACAACCAAGACAGATGTACAATCAGGGTATGATGGTTCATGACCCTAGACAAGCCTATGGTTTAGGTGGTTTTATTAAAAAAGCTGTTCGTGGTGTTAAAAAAATTGCTAAGAGTCCTATAGGTAAAATGGCTTTATTATATGCAGGTGGAACTATGTTAGGTGGTTCAGCTATGATGGGTGGCGGTGGTGGATCTTTTATGTCAAGGTTAGCTAGTCCCGGTAACCTTATGAATTTAGTTAGAAATACAAACAACACAGGTATAGGTCAAATATTTGGTGGTGATGGTAAATTTTCTAAAGTTGGAAATATGTTTAGACAAAGTATCAAAGGTGAAGATGGTAAGTATACTACTGAAGGCAACCCTTTTAGCCTAGGTAAATTAGGACTAGGTGCTTTAGCTGGAGCAAGTATTGCACTTCCTTTTATGGGTGGCAAAGGTGATGACGAAGAATCAGGTTCTGATCCTATGGATCCGGCAGCAGTTACACAAAGAGCAAAAAATTATTACAGCGGTCAAGGTAATGCCGGTGTTGGTTTAGATTTTATGCCTAAGAAAAAATATGTTAGTCAAAATTTTTATGCAGCTGACGGTGGTAGAGCCGGTTATGCTAATGGTCAATTAGTTACTCCAAGCGGAGATGGTTCAAGACCTGGTTATGCAGGTGATAGATTTCTATTGCCAGATAATAAACTACCAAAAGATAAATTTGGTTTTATGTATGAAACTGGACCAATAACAGATCGTAATCTAGAGATTTTAAATAACATGACTGAAGAAGAACGTAGATTATTTGAAGAGCGGGGTAGTCCTTTTGATATTATAGAAAACTTTATAAAAACTCCTTTTATAATTAGAGGTGGAGACACAGATTATAAAGCTGATGGTGGTAGAGCCGGTTATGCAATGGGTGGTTCATTAGATGAAGACGAAGAAGATTTTATTAGATCAGGTGCGGGTATGTCTAG